TCAACTCTTGTGTCACCTAGCTGAGAGCGGAACTTAGCTAGTGAGCTATTGTTGAGTCTGTTAGCCGCTTCTCTTGCCTTGTCTAAGGCTTCTCCAACGGCCTTGCTTTGACGCTCATAATCTTCCTGAGAGATTGCACCATTCTTGAAAGCTGTCTTTAGGTTTTGTAGTTCCCTTTCTAATGCCCCTGTTTCCATTTCTAGGGCTTCTACCTCGTTAGCGGCAGACTTAGCCCCAATGGTTAGAGCGGTGATTGCGGTTACAACTCCGAAGATTGCCGTTGCAATAAGTCCCCAAGGCGTTAGAGTCGCAGCGATAGAAAGTGCAACCTTCGCAGCAGCAGCTAATCTGACCGCAAACTCAAAGGCTTTTAAGATTGCGATTGTGCTACCGATTGCGATTGCAAAGGTAAGGATTGCGTCTTTGTTTCTGATTACCAAACCTGCAAAGTTTATGAAGTTTTGGACAGAGTCAACCACAGCCTGAGTAAGGTCTTTGATTGTTTTTACACCCTGCGGCGAAGCCAGCCATTGAGTGAAGTTCTTGATGGCAGGTAGGACTTCGTCGCGGAAGATTGTCGCAACCGCTTGAGCGGCAGGTGCTAAGGCAGCCGACAGTTCTGGCGTGACCTTGACTATTTCGTCTGCAAACTCCTCAAAGACAGGTAATAAAGCCTCACCGATTGCATCTTTGACTTGATTAGTTGCTAGTTCTATCTTGGTAAAGGCTGAAGCTGTGGCTTCTGCCGTTCCACCAACCTGTGTTTCAATGGCAGACAGTATTAGATTTTGAGCCTCAAGAATGTTGCCTGATTCAACAAGGGCGCGGATTTTATCTTTCTCAACCTGCGTGAAAGTCACACCTGCGCGAGCTAGTGCGGTGATTCCCTTGATTGGGTCTTGGAGTGCTTTACCTAACTGAACAGCGTTAGTCTCTGCTGATCCGAACCCTGCGGCAGCTAAGTCGAGAGCTGCCATTGTTGCTCTGTCCATAGAGCCGCCAACTGTGTCGGCGGTGGCGGCTAGTTCCTTGAAGGTCAGGAGCTTGGCTTGGGTGGACTTTATGACATCAGCGTCAACACCGACTATTAGCTCATTAGCCTCGGCAAACTTACCTAGTCGAGTTGAAACCTGAGCAGCCTGATCCCCGAAGATGCCCATTGACTGAGCAACTTGGTCGAGCCGTCTTTGAGCAATGGCAGCTTTTTCTGCGCCTTCTATGGTCTCTAGCCCAAAGCGAGTTAGGGCAACAGCCGCTCCAACTGTCGCTGCACTCACAGCAGCAAAGGCAACACCGACAGTCTTGCCAATTTTACTAAGCTCTTTTTGAGCTTGCTTTAGTCCTTTATCATCAAAGACAGATTTGAGGACAACATTTACTGCCATTTAGCGGTTCTTCCTGTTAGCGTCTCGATAAAAGTCATTTACAACCTTATCTATGCGGCGTTCAAACTGCGGTAAGTTTTGTTCAACTGAGGGCCAAGCAATGCGAGAAGCCGCGCCTTTTACAACCCCAGCAGCAGCGTTCAGATTAGCTATAAACTTAGTCCCTGCCTCAACTGTGGTTCTGCGGGCGTAGGCAATAAGACTCCCATCTGCGGTTCTTCTAACAACTGGGGTAAGTCCTGAGTTTCTCTTACCCTTACCAACGCTTCGGCGCGAGCGACCAGCCATATCTAAAATGCTTACTGCTGCTGATCTAATTTTAATGCTTACTAAAGAAGTAGTTAGACTTCTGCCGCCAGCCTTTGCCTTGACCCTAATTTGAGTAGCATCAGGCGCATACTTGCCATTGTTCCAAGAAGTGACTCCGTAGTGGTCTTTCATACCACTTAGGGGTTCAACGCGGCGGATTCCAGACTTTATAGGTGACTCAGCCTCTTTTGCTATTGAGCGAATGTTGTTCACAAACTTTTTTCTTAGGTCAGGTTCTGTTTCTCTTACCCTGCGCAAGGTTTGGTTTATGTCTTTTGCGCTGATTGTGGCACTTGTCTTGAACATCGAACACCTCTAGTCAATTCTACCTAAAGGAAAACCGCCCCGATTGAGGCGGTCTTCACTTGTTCAGTTCTTGGTTTCGCCACACAAGATAGCGACCCATAGTCCAAACCATTCGCTCATCCATCTCTAGCAATTCCTTTGGGCTTATTTTGTATTCATAAGCCAAGGACACTAGATACCAATGAGCAGAGCTATCTCCTAGCCCTTTGATGCTTTTGGGTCAGTCGCTCCCACTGAGGAAACTGTATCCACCCAAGCGTCAAAGCCGAGCGTTGTTTCTTTAGTTCGGGTTAGGGCTGACCAAGCAAGCCAGAGCAGGTGAGTTATCTTCATCTCCTGCCCTAGCTTGGCGATGCTTATAGAGAACTCGCTTTCAAACTTCACCATATCGGACATCACTACTAAGACATCTTTTTTGGTAGCGTCTGCGAACTCTACTTCTAGTTGCATTCTCATCTTGGGTTTCCTTTCTTCTATTTAGTTATTTAGATAGTGCCTCGGTTGACTGCACCTGTGATTGTCCAAGTGAGGTTCTGCACAGCTAGGTCTCCTACTGCACCTGATACAGGAGCAACATTGTCCACTAGAGCGGTGAACTCATACTTCGGGGTGCTGGTTCCAACTGGGGTTCCGGCAGGGAAGATGGTTACAGTTGCGATGCTGTTGAATAGGTTGTAGAGGATGCTGTCGAGTGCTGTTGAAGCGTAATCGTTGTGTAGAGCTAGTGTTACTGATCCGCTCTTTAGACCACCCTGATAGGTTCTCCATCCGGCAGAGCCGAATGCGGTGGTTTCAATAGCGTCAGCAGTAGTGGTTAGCTCCACGCTGTTGACATTCTGAGAGATTGAGGTTCCATTGAGCTGAACCACAACATCCGTCAGGATTTGCTTTGCCATTTATTTTCTCCTATGTGTTAGCTAGCTAAGACACGAACATTGAACTCGGCTGCCAGATAAGTAACATCTGAAATCAGCACTGAGCCGTAGTTCGTCATTTCGGTCACTATGCAGTCAAAGGCCTTTCCGCCTAGTGTCCTATCCGATTCTATCGCAAGTCCCACAGCGTATTCCCCTGTGCTTGAGCAGTAGAGATCAAGTCTTTGTTGTGCGCTTCTTTCATCTACCCTGCCAACAACTACCTGAACGGCGAAGTTGTATTCGGTCATCCCACGCTTAAAGTCTTGGTGATACTGAACTCTATTGAGCTGAACAATCGCAATCGGTGGGTTTGGATTATCAGGGATTGTGGCAGCGGTTCTCAATCCGGGGATAGTCGCTAGGTTAGCGGCAATCCCTTCGCGCAGTTCGGTGATGCTTGCCATTACGCTGCTGCAATCTTCCTGTAAGGGTCAATCAAGTGCTGAACATCCGGGTCCAACCTGAACCCGACACGCATTGAGCCAAGCTCGTTAGAGATAATTCCTAGCGGTGAGTCAAGTCGCTTGAAGATGCGCGATGCAAGAATGATGGTGGCTTGAGTGATGGCGATAGGAACCGCGCTCCAACCCCAAGTTCCAGTCAGGCGAACAGTTGCCTCGCCATTGCGGTAGGGGAATAGATAATCCTCGATGGCCCTGATTTGAGTGAAGGAAGTTACCAACCCACCTGCGCGACCATTTAGCGGCTCATTCTGCCAGTCGCTTGCAGACCATTCTGTGTCGTAAGACTCGCCGTCTTCTGAAGTCTCGACCTTGGTCAGGGTAATAAAGTCCTCGGTGGCGCAGACATAATTGTCAAGCGGTGCAAAGACTTTTACGGCTGTTCCTGCGTTGTAAAAGTAACGCTCGGTGTAAGAGTCAATTTGGCGAGAGGCAGACTCAATAGCCATCTCTAGCATTGGGTCATCTATGCCATCGGCTATACCGATTGCTGACTTTAGTTGGATTAGGGTTGCGTAACCATTTGATATAGCCATTAGTTCTCCTACCCTAATTCTACCGCTAGAACCAACGCCTAGCCCAAGTCTCAGGCAGGGCTTCGGTGTGGATTTCTATTGGCAGGTGATACTCAAATTCTTTTGTTCCCCTGTCTCGAATCCAGTTGACTAGATCAGTCAAGCCCTCGTCAAGGGTTGTAGAGGTTCGATAGTTCAAAAGCTCCCTAGCCTTTCGACTAGAGCAAAGGGCAATCTTGACTTCCTGTGGTCTGCCCCCGATGTAGATAGGCTCTAGGTCTGTTCCAATAATTTTCTGAAGCTTTTGAGCTAGTTGGTTTATGGTTACCGCTTCTTCGTCAGGGCCAATGTTTATCACCTGACTCAAAGCTATGGGTGAGTGGCAGGCTGTCCATAAAGGTTCAACGACATCCTGAATAAAGCTAAAGCATCGCATCTGTTCGCCGTCACCATAGATAATCGGTGGCTTGCCCTGAAGTAGTCGGTTAGTCATAATCGAAGCGACATTTCTAAAGGGGTCATCGTATTTCTGTCTAGGCCCAATGATGTTGTGAGGGACAAGAATGACCCAATCCATTCCGTGAGTGTTGCAAAGGTTACGGACTAGCTTCTCGCTGGCTAGTTTGGCGATACCATAAGGGTCTTGTGGGCAAGGCTCTTGGTCTTCGTTGTAAGGGGTTGGGATTGAGCCATAACGAGCCATTGAAGACAGGTAAATAAACTTCTTCACACCCTGCCTCTGAGAAGCCGTCAGAGCGTTTATAGAGGCTTGAACAGTGTTCTTGACTACCAGACTAGGGGAGAAGACTGAAAGCCCCTCATAAGCTGTGCAGGCCGCGTGTATAACCAGTTCTGAGCCATCGAACGCATCCTCGATTGTTTCGACATCTGAGGCTAGGTCATAGCCGTAAAACTCCACGCCTTTAGGGACATTGGAGGCATAACCGCCAATTAGCGAATCCACGCCCTTGACCTGCCAGCCCTCGGCTAAGAAGCGATCAGCTAAGTGCGAGCCTAAGAATCCTGCGACTCCTGTGATTGTTACTTGTGCCAACTGTTTGCCCTAATCCTTTCGAGATTCCAACGACCCTCTGAATAGTCATCGGTGTCGCATTTGTTTTGAAAGTAAGCCTGATTCGAAGGCCAGCTCACGCCGTTTCGGTTTGGCGTTGAAGTATCGTGAATCGTAGAAGCGTTATGGTGATGGACTGGGATTTCGACCTTCAGGACAGGAAAGCCTTTTTTACTTACCCTGCGTTCGTAGTCATTATCTTCAAAGTAAATCGGATAGATACTCTCGTCAAACAGTCCGACCTCTTGAACTAGCTGCTCCCCAACGCTGAACGACTGATAGAAAGGAAAAGCGTTGTTTAGAGTTAGGCAGTCAGGTCGAGAAGCCTCTGCCAGCTTCTGAAGCGCACCGGGGTGGAACTGAGTGTCCGCCGAAGTAAAGCTCCAATAGGGTGCAAAGGGAAAGCACTTGATTCCTAAGTTCCAGCTTGCTGACACGCCTTGATTACAAGGCATAGTCAAGATGTGAGTTTTCTTTACAATTTCAGGAACGCGGATTTCAGGTAGCTGACCGCCGTTGTCAATTATCAAAAGCTCGACAGGGTAGTCAATGCTGTCAAGCATCCGCTGAAGTAGGTCGTAGCGGTTGAGGACAGGGACAATAAGAATCAAACTAATTCCCTTAGGAAAGGTAGCCAGTAGTGATTCCAAACCTTCTGAGAATCAAACTGCTGCGCGAACTTGCGTGAGGTCTCTGAGTGTCTGCCCTCTGCCTTTGCTACCTCGTAAGCGTTGTCTAGCTGTTGCGCGATAGAGGCAATCGAAGGCGTCTTCCACCACGCCGCCTGAGCCTCATCCCAGAACAACTGACCCGACACCCTAAAGCCATCTTCGGCGATTAGGTCTTTCGGCCCAGTCCAGTCGGTAGCAATGACGCGAGTTCCACAAGCCTGCGCCTCGATAATCGGAATCTCAA